ACCAACAAGAAAGAAACCTTTAAAGTTCCTGTGTTAAGCCAGAGCTTTACTTTTAAAGGTGGTCTGAGAGGTCGTATCAGTGCAGATAGTAAGGCTGGAAATGATACTCAGTATTCTTACGAGGGTACGATTACCAAGCAGATAAAACAACAAGATGGCATTGAAGCAAAAATCCAAGCGCAGATTGAAGCAGCAGACGCATCCTTTGATGCCGAGTTCAAAAAGCGTAAAAAAGAGATAGATGATGGTATTGAACTTGCCAAGGCTAAGGCCGAAGAAATCAAGCAAGAACTGTCTGACACTATCAATCAGCGCTTCGACAGCTTTGACAATGGTCCATTGAAAGAAGCCAAGCGCAAGGCTGAGGAAGCCTTGAAAAACGCTGGTGCAAGTAGCTTACTTGCTCAGGAAGCCAAGCGGATTGGTCTAGATTCTGTTGCCAAACTTGAAGAATTCAAGAGACAGGCTACGAGTGCTCAGACGGCTTTGTCGGGCGACTTGGATGTCTTGAAACGAACCATCGCGAACGATATTCGACCGAAGCAAGCACAGGCTGAAGCTGAGATTGCCAAGCAAGTTGAAGCACTTGTTCAGACAAAAAAAGAACTGTCTGGTGTGAAGTCGGCGCAAGCAACGTATGAAGAGACAACGACTCGCAGACTATCAGAGCTGACCAACTTGGCCAATGGCAAAGCCAGCAAGTCAGAACTCACACAGACAGCCGAGGAGCTAGCTAGTAAGATAGCGAGTGTTGAAGTTGGTGGCAGAAACTACTATCGAGATTCTGAGAAGATTCGAATAAGTACGCGTTTCTTTTCGTTTCCTTTGCATCCATATCTTTCACAAGAAAATGTCGGGGAGACTTGGACTTTATCATTTGACATAAAAATTAATGAAGGTGGCGAAATTCGCCCTCTACATTTTTATCATTACCAAACAAATCGATTCGGTCTGAAAGCTAGTGCTGACATCACTCCAAGCAAGGACTGGCAACGGTTCACATTCACAGGTCCAGTTATCTTTCCGAACGACGACCCTCGTTATTCGAGGGGAGAAATGGCCTTGTATGATTACGCTGGAAACAATAACTATTCTGTGCGTAGGATTAAACTTGAAAAAGGGACTCTAGCAACAGACTGGAGTCCAGCTCTCGAAGATATAGAAGGACAGCTTTCAACGGTTGAATCCAACTTCAGACAGCGCGCTGATTCGCTAGATGCTGGTGTGAGAAGTCTGACTGAAGGCCTCAGAACCAAAGCGGATATCAGCACACTTAACGTGACTGCTGAGAATATTAGGCAGTCTGTAAAGAGTCTTGAGACAGATACGCAGAACAAGCTAAATCAGAAGTTGAGTATGGCTGAATTTGAGGTGCAGGCTGGCTCTATCCGTCAGGAGATCCTGAACGCAACCAAGGACAAGGCAGATAAGACCTTAGTTGTAGCTGAAGCTGGGAAATTGCGAGAAGAATTTTCAAACTTACGGGTCGGTGGCAGAAACTACTATCGAGACTCTGAGAAGGTTCGAACAAGTACGCGTTTCTTCTCGTTTCCTCTACATTCATATCTTACCCAAGAAAATGTCGGTGAGACATGGACCCTCTCGTTTGATTTAAAAATCAACGAAGGAGGTGAGATTCGTCCTCTACATTTTTATCATTACCAAACAAATCGATTTGGGATAAAGGCTAGCGGTGACATCACTCCAAGCAAGGACTGGCAACGGTTCACGTTTACAGGCTCGGTTATCTTCCCGAATGACGATCCTCGTTATGCAAGAGGCGAGATGGCCTTGTATGATTACGGTGGAAATAATAGCTATTCGGTTCGCAGGATTAAACTTGAAAAAGGTACTCTAGCGACAGACTGGAGCCCAGCTCTCGAAGACACGGACGGTCTTATCACTGAAGCTAAGGCTACCTTCGAGCGGACAGCTCAGGGCTTGCGAACCGACTTATCAGCTATTCAGGAATATGTCAATAAAGACGGCCAGCGACAGGAAGCTCTACAGCGTTACACTCGCGAAGAGAGTGCTAAACAAGCAACGGCTGTACGTGAGCTAGTTGAGAAGGACTATGTAGGCAAAGCGACTTATCAAGAAACTGTAAAAGCTATTGAACACAAGTTCGAAGCTATCACGAACCCACAAAATGGCTCGATTGCCACTCAGATTGCGACCTACAAAACAGCAGTAGATGGCAGGTTCGCAGATATATCATCTCTACTTTCTGGGAAGACGAATCAATCCGATTTCCAGCGAGTCAAAGAAACCAGTCAGCTATATGAGCGGATTCTTGGTAATACTGAAAATGGAATTGCGGATAAGGTTGCTCGTATGGCTATGACCAATCAGCTGTTCCAGGTTGAAGTTGGCAAGGCATTTGCGGAACATCAGAATTTATTCTTAAATTCAACACTTACTAAAGGATTTTTAGGGAATAATGGAATCATTAACGTAGCGAATGCTACGCAAAAGGAGGTTACATCCGATTTCATTTCAGTAGATCCAAATGAAAAAATTATTTTCCAGCACTGGGTAACTCTTCCTGAGAACGGAATGGCCTGGAGTGCATGGCAATTTTTTGATAAAAATAAAAATCCTGTTGATAACCGTAAACCAGGCTTAAATGCTTACAAAACAACTGTAGGAAAACAACACAATATCAATCAAATCACTGTACCAGCGAATGCTTATTTCGTCAGATTCTCAGCTCGTATGTACGATGATGGTTTGATAAAAGTAGAAAAGGGCTCAACTCCATCTGATTACTCAGTAGCACCAAATGATGCTCTTGAAGCTGTGAAAACCGTCCAAAGACAGCTTGACGGCTCTTGGTCTGTCCAGAACATCAACTCGGCTGGAGATTTGATTTCAGGAATCAATCTTGGAGCCAATGGTCATAACCGATTTGACGGGAAATTGACTCATATAACTGGCGAGACCTTGATTGATAATGCAGTTATCAAGTCGGCTATGGTTGATAAGCTGAAAACAGCCAATTTTGAAGCTGGTTCGGTCACGACTAAGATATTAGACGCTGAGGCAGTAACGGCCGATAAAGTGAGATTTGATGATGCGTTTATTAGGAAAATGATTGCAAATGAAGCTTTTATTAACCAACTAACTTCTAAACGCATTTTTGCGACAAAAGTCGAGTCAGTCGTTTCTAGTTCAACATTCCTAGAAGCTTACCAAGGCCGAATCGGTGGATTTACTATTGGGCGTTTTGACCAAGGAAGAGGTCGCTGGATTTCGGGTATCAACCAATTCTCAGTTGGTATGGGAAACGGCGAAGGTGGCAGTTATAATGGCGAAAATACTGCATTTTGGGCAAATTGGGGTTACAGTTGGAACTATCCTGGTCCTAATGCCTGGTATGTAACAACATCAGGAAATATGTATTGCCGAAACGGAGCGGATTTCCACGGGAAGGTCGACTTTTCGAATAGATCAACAGTGAATTTTTATAGTCAACCGTCGTTTTCAAATGGAGCAGTGATAAATGGTAGCTTGAGGGTGTCTGGTCGTATTACCTATAGTGGCGGCGAGTGGCTTTACTCACCTATATACAATAAATTATGGAAAGATAATTCACAAGGCGGTGAGTGGCTATATTTGGATAGGCAAGGTAACGGTGGTAGAGACTGGATTGAGATGAATAAAAGAATCTCAGACCGTCGCTATAAATCAAATATTCAAGATAGTCAAGTATCTGGTCTAAATGTTATCGAAAAACTGAAGACTTACAGCTATCGTAAAGAGTACGATGGCAAAATTGAGGATATCTCTTGCGGTATCATGGCACAAGATGTCCAGAAATATGCCCCTGAAGCATTTTTTGAAAACCCTGATGGTGCATACTCATATCGCACATTTGAACTTGTACCTTACTTAATTAAGGCCATCCAAGAATTAAATCAAAAAATAGAAAAAATGGAGAAAACAATAGCATGAATAACAACATGGACGCAGTAGTAAAACAGTTAACACTTGATTCGCTGACTGAAAAGCTAGCAGTCAGTGAGCAAGCATCAGCTAAGAATGAGGCTCTTTATTTGTATGCAGCAAGCGAATTGCACACGATGAAAAAGGTCCTAGAATATGACCCAGCTCTAAAAGAGTTATTTGAAGAAGTGAAAGGAAACATGACAAATGGCAATTAATAATTATGAACTAGCAAGCAAACCTTATACACGAGGATTTGGAGATAATATCAAGACAGTAGTTGAAATTCATTTATCAGAAGGCAATCGTTACAGTACGAACATGCGTGAGCTTGTAGGAGATCGCACAAGTGAACCAGAAGATGTCTTGATTCAAGCGGTGCTGGATATCTTAAAAGCCGAGCTAGATCCAGGCAGCGCTATTGTCAAAACACAGGCGCAGCTTGAACAGGCTAACCAGAAGATTGCGCAAAACGAGAGTGAACAGAACAAGCTTGTAGCTCTTGCAAATAAAATCGATAAAGTAGTGCGTGTCATGGCTCAAGATTCCATCATGGGCGAGAAAGTTTCTTACGGTACGACGTACAAAGAAATGGTCGAACTCTTCCCTCTTGCTGAAGTCGGTAAAGTTTACGAGCCTGGCGCAATCTTTGCGGTTGAAGACCCAAGTCATGCTGAAGTCAATGGAGAAGGTAAACGCATCCTGATTCAAACCAATCAGTCCTTTACTTATCAAGGAGAAACACTTGCTCAACTTGAAGGGGCACCTTCCCAGAATGGTGTTCTAGCAACTTGGAAGTTTAACACACCGAAAGCACCAAATGAACAGTAGAGGTGCCTATGGACGTCTTACAATCAACAGAGCATTTCTTCATGAATGTGCTACCAGTTGCCACGCCAATCGTCGTTGCTTGGCTTGGGTATAAAATGCCGAAGAAATCAAAGGAACTAACAGACCAAATCATTTCTGAATTGGACGATGTTAAAGGGAAAATCAAAGATGTCCAAGAAACTGCATGCGACAGCAACACCAAAATTGACGAAGTACAAGCAAAGCTAAAACTGCACGACGAGGCACATCTTGTAACCATGAGGATGCGTCTCGATCGTGATATTCGTAGGGCTATCCGTCGTGGTTTTACTACCAAGGACGAGTTCTATGTAGTCGAAAACATGCACAATAGCTATAAGTCTCTTGGTGGTAATGGCTACATTGACCATTTGTATAACAATTTTGAAGCGTTGCAAATCAGAGACGACATCTTAGTAGAAGACGAGAAAGGAAAAACATATGACACAATTTAATGAATTTATCATCGCTTTTGCGACAGGCTTTTTAGCAGTAGCAGTAGGCAGTATCGTGAAAGCAATGAAAGACTACCTTTTACGTAAAGGTGGAGAGAAAGCTGTAAAAATCGCTGAAATCCTAGCTAAAAATGCAGTACATGCAGTAGAGCAAGTAGCTACTGAAACAGGCTATAAGGGAGATGAAAAACTGGAACAAGCTCGTGATAAAGTTAGAGCTGAGCTTACAAAATACAACATCAGCATGACTGACAAGGACCTAGACACTTTTGTAGAGTCAGCCGTGAAGCAGATGAACGACGCTTGGAGGGAGTAGGTATGTCTAAAAAACAAGAAATGATTCAATTCTTCATTGACAAGGCTAACAACGGCGATGGAGTGGATAATGATGGAGCTTATGGCTTCCAGTGTGCCGACGTGCCTTGTTATGGGCTACGTCATTGGTACGGTGTGACGTTATGGGGCAACGCTTATGACTTGCTTGAGTCAGCACGTTCTCAAGGCTTGAAAGTCGTGTATGATGCTGACTATCCAAAGGCTGGTTGGTTCTTCGTGAAATCCTACGTGGCTGGCGACGGTATCAATTACGGTCATACAGGTCTTGTCTATGAAGACTCAGACGGTTCTACCATCAAGACGATTGAGCAGAACATCGATGGCAATTGGGACTATTTGGAAGTAGGTGGCCCTTGTCGCTATAACGAGCGTTCTGTAAGTGAAATCGTTGGGTATATCGTACCGCCTGAAGAGGTTGAAACTGGCTGGCAACAGAACCAATACGGCTGGTGGTGGGTTCGTGAAGACGGCTCATACCCAACCGATAAATGGGAGAAGATCAATGACGCTTGGTACTATTTCGATGAAAAAGGATTCATGAAACGTAGTACCTGGTTGAACTACAATGACGCTTGGTACTGGTTCACGGATTCAGGATCTATGGCCACTGGCTGGGCTCGTATCAATAATGCTTGGTATTACTTCGATGAAGAAGGCAAGATGGTCACTGGCTGGATTAAGCATAAGCTAACCTGGTACTACCTTGACCGTAAGAATGGAAACATGGTGTCGGATGCATTTATCCAGTCAGCTGATAAGAAAGGCTGGTACTACATCAAACCAGACGGAACAATGGCAGACAAGCCAGAATTTGAAATTGAGCCAGAAGGGCTCATTACCACTAAATAATTTCAAAAAAAAATAAAACGAAAGGAAACTTTCTAAATTGTTCTTTCTACCGCAGGCTCAGGCTTGCGGTTTTTTTGTTTGCTCTGAAATTGACTTGTTGACATCAACAAATAGCTTTACAAAGCCCTTGGTTGCCAATTTTGTCGACGTTAACAAAATTAGAGTTTGTATTTCTATTTTGCAAAAACACGCATTTTGAACGATTAGAAACCAAAGTCTAAATCCTATTGTTTAAAAAAGCGTTTTCTTGAAGAATAGAGAGGAGGAATGGCAGGGTATTATTGTCAAAAACGGTGTTTTGTTAAAATTAATATTTTTGATGAAGATTTTTTATTTAAACATAGCATTAGAGATCACGATTTTTGGTACCCATTTTGGTACCCAAAAGTAATTTATATGTCACTTTTTTATATATCGCAAACCATAAAAGCGTTGATTTGACAAGACTTTGAACGCTATTTAACTTTATTAAAATCTATTTTTATAAAACAAGTTTCTGTTTACCCAATCGCTAAATAAAAAGGTCCAGTGAACCTTTTTATCCCGAGCCTTGAAATCTAAAGGCGAGGAAGCTAGAAGTAGCATTAAATAAGGCTTTCCGAGTTTTCGGAGAGCCTGTTTTTTTGTTTTGGTACCCAT